CTGGTGTTGCTCCAACAGCCGGAAACAAAATAGTTGTAACATATCTTTCTTCAAATGGTGCAGCTGCTAACACTGGAGCAACGTTCTCTGCGCAGAGCACTATCTCTATGGATGGTGCTTCTTATTCTCTATCAGTTTCAACTGCGGTTGTAGCTACTGGTGGAAGAGCAAAAGAAGACATCGAAACCATTCGTCAGAACGCTCCGATTGCATTTGCTGCTCAACAAAGACTTGTTACTGCAAATGATTATGAAGGTTTGATTAAACAAAACTTTTCTTCGGTAGACGACGTGTCAGCATGGGGTGGTGAAGACAACGATCCACCAGAATACGGCAAGGCTTTTGTTAGTCTAAGATTTGCAGATGGTGTAAGTGCTGCAGCGCAACAGGTAATTAAAGATAGTATTGTAAATGATTTGACAAATAATCTTTCAATCATGTCGATTGATACTAAGTTTGTTGATCCGACTACAGCATTTGTTGGATGTAGTATTACTTTCAATTATAATCCAAACTTATCGACAACACCTGTTAATCTAGTTGAATCACAAGTGATTACTCTTGTACAAAATTACTTTACTGACAACTTAAAAACATTTGGTGGAATCTTTAGGAGATCGAATCTATTGACTGCTATCGATGATCTGTCTCCTGCTGTCTTGAACAGTAAGATGGATGTAACCGTAAGACAATCATTTACTCCAGCACTCAGTGAATCACGTACTTATAACATTTACTTACCAATGGAGATAGCAGCACCAGATTCTTTGACTGCTAAAATTACAACAAACGTATTTACATATAGTAACAGACTATGTACAATAAGAAACCAGCTGTCATCAACAAAGTTGCAGATCGTAGATATTGACGATAACGTAGTTGTTGATAACATTGGTTCGTACTATCCTCAATTTGGTAGAATTAATATTGTTGGCTTTGCTCCAACTGCGATTTCGGTTGGTTCACAGATTCAGTTAACAACAATTCCAGCAAACCAGTCAACAGTAAAACCTCTGAGAAACTATATTCTAGACTTGGATCCAAATAGAACATCCGCTCGTGGTGTGCTTGATTATGAAACAACCACAACGGCTCTATAATGAAAACCCTTACTGACTTTAATAGAACGGATATAAACTTACACGAAAGTAAGATAAGTGAGGTACTGCCCGAGCACTATCTCTCTGAGTATCCTACTCTTATCACGTTTCTTGATAAGTACTATGACTTTATGGATTCTGACGCAACCTATAACTTTGCGGCTGCTATTCATGATATGTACAATGTTCGTGATACAGAAGGCGCAAAGATTGGTTACATTGATAATATTCTAAAAGAACTTGGTCAAGGCATCTTGAACCAAAACTTCTTCTTAGAACCAAGATTTGCAATGAGACTTATAGCTCAGTTCTATCGAGTCAAAGGTTCTTTATACTCATCCGAAGGTTTCTTCCGAGCCTTTTATAACTCACAGGTTGAAATTTCATATCCGAAACGAGACATCTTTATTGTAGGTGAATCTGAGATTGGTTATGAAAACCAAAAAGTCATTCAAGACGGTGCTCTTTATCAGATCTATTCTATCTTGGTAAAATCAGAAGTGCCTATCGCTACATGGCGAGAACTATATAAAGCATTTGTTCACCCATCTGGTTTCTATCTAGGTGCCCAAACATTGATCGTTGGTATTGCTGACCTCGACCTTGAAGCAATGCCAGATAATATTCCAGACTCTGCAGATCCAATATATACTGGTGTTGGTACTCTTTCACTTACTGGTGCAGCTGAAATGTCTGGTATCGCAACGTACGCAGACTCTGAAGTCAGGTTTACAATTGGTGAACAGATTAACGCATACAACAGCATGACAATTGAGCAGGCTGCAGCAATGTATACAAACATTAAAGATACTATTACTGAGGATGGATTTACATTCGATGAAGATAGTGATGTTGGTGTACCAGCTGCAATGAGAATGTCTAACACAGTTGAGACAACTGACCAAGCAAGAAATGAGCTTTGGGATAGTGATTCTGATGGTTATGCACTTCAAATATCATAAAAATCTATTATAAATAATGTAAAGAAAAACGGATTCTAACATGACAAGACAATCGATTAGTAGAGGCACATCCGCAAATGCTGGAGATGGTGATACACTCCGCGATGCAGCCCAAAAGATTAATCAGAACTTTGTAGAACTTTACCAAAAACTAGGTGGAGACAGCGATGTCTTGTCTACAAGCGTAAGCTTTACAAGTACAGGAATTGTTTTTGAAGGAGCAAACGCGGATAGCTTTGAAACTGTATTTGCTATCACCGAACCAACAAAAGACAACACAATCACTTTTCCTGATTCAACAGGTGAAGTTATTATTTCCACTGGTGATCAAGATCTGTTTAACAAACACCTTTACAACACTAAGATTGATGGCGCACTAAGACTGCATGGTGTTTCTGGTACTGGTTACTATAAGATTGCCTATGAAGGTCAGGTTGATTCTGATACAGACTTGAACGTAAACTTCCCAGCACTTGCAGATTCTGATACGATTGTGTTTGCAAACCATGCAGCTACACTTACAAATAAAACACTCACATCACCTACGCTGAGTGGACCAGTCATTACTTCTGGTATCAATGATGCAAACGGCGCAGAGATGATTCGTTTCACTGCAACAGCATCTGCAGTCAATGATATTTCAATCACAAACGCAGCAACTGGCGGAGCTCCAAAGATTGCCGCAGTAGGTGATAACACAAACATCAATCTAGATCTTGCAGCTAAGGGTACCGGTGCTATTCGCCATACTCGTAAAGTTGCATACTCATCAGAAACAAAAACATCTTCTGGTGCAGTTTCTTTGTTAGTTCCTTTGACTCTATTCAACTCAACAGGTGCTCTAGCTATGACAATGGCAAATGGTACAGTTGTAGGTGAATCCAAAAAGTTTGTAAATATTAACACAGGTGCAGCAACAGTTACACCAACAAGCTTTGGTCAAGGTACATCATTCACACTCAGCCAAAACGGAGCTGCTGAAGCAATTTGGACTGGTTCCAATTGGCACTTATTTGGTGACTCAGACAACTTCTTAACAATCACGTAAGAGATATAATATGCCAGCAATTATTACTGATACACTTAAAAGAGATCTTCTTGCAGAACTGAAAGCTGACTTTGACAGCGCAGGTAGCGAGTACTATGTTGGTCTTGGTCGTTCCGAACTATGGGACGACTCGGATAATGTTGTAACACCTACTCAGTCAGCAAGAACAATCGACCAATTTAGAAGATCGTTACAGGGTATTAAGAAGATCCAAGACGTTTCTTATATTGTTCCTCGTAACAATTGGTCTTCTGGTACAATCTATTCTGCATATGACGATAACTTTTCAAGCTATCCAGCAAATGCATACTATGTAAGAACAGATGCAAACCAAGTTTATATTTGTCTACAACAAGGTAAGAACGCTGCTGGCGCTGCTGTTACCTCGACGATTGAACCTACTGGAAATTCTACTGCACCATTCACTACTGCTGATGGTTACGTCTGGAAATATTTGTATTCTATCACTGCTCTAAAAGCAAATAGATACTTGTCTGCAAACTATATGCCAGTAGAACTTATTGATTCGGCAGATAATCCACTTGAAACCTTACAAGTAAATGTTCAAAACGCAGCAATTGCGGGTGAGGTTGTTGGTGTTGCAGTAACTGCTGGAGGCACTGGCTATAGCTCAGCACCCACCGTGACAATCACTGGTGACGGTGACTCAGCCGAAGCCACTGCTACTATATCTGGTGGCGAAGTCGTAAAGATTGAAATGACAAACCGTGGTTCTGGTTACACATATGCTAACGTAAGCTTCTCATCTGGTGCTGCTACTGCTCGAGCTATTCTTGCTCCAGCGAATGGTATTGGTGCAGATGCCCGCACTGATCTAAGATCAAGTGCTCTCATGTTTAATGGTAGACCTGACGCTGATGAAGACGGTGCTCTACTCATTGGTCAAGACTTCCGTCAGGTTGGTTTGATTCGTAACCCAACGACAACAGCTGCTGACTCAGACTTTACTGGTAACGCTGGTTCAACTCTTCGTAAGCTAACGTTCCAGGGTGGTGCAACTGCATTTACAAACGACACCTTTGTTATTGGTGCAACATCTGGTGCAAAAGCATATGTTACTTCGGCGGACTCTGCTGCTGGAGTATTCTATCATCAAACCGAAACAACTGGTTTCACACCGTTCCAAGCAGGTGAATCTTTGACAGCGCAAAACGCAGCGGGTGCTACAGTAACAGGTTCAGCTACTCTCGATTCGGATCAGGCAGCAACAATAAATAGATACAGTGGTGAAGTTCTTTACATTGACAATCGCTCTGCGGTTACTCGGTCAGCTGGAGAACTACAAGACATTAAAATTATTGTACAACTATAAGAGTTATTAAAACATGGTCAGCCAAGTAACACAGAATCTATTCGCAACCTCTTATAAAGACGATTTTAAAGATAGTGACAACTATCATAGAATTCTCTTTAATAGTGGTAGAGCACTGCAGGCTCGTGAATTAACGCAGATGCAAACGATTATCCAAAATGAAATTGCTCGTTTTGGACGTAACATCTTTAAAGAAGGCGCTGCGGTTAATCCAGGCGGACCACTTTTAAATACAAAGTATGAGTTTGTAAAACTTAACACCACAACAAATGCTCTACCTTCAACATCAATTGTTGGAAATATCTTTACTGGTTCTTCATCGAATGTTCGAGTAAAAATTCTTGAAACGGTAGCTGCGGAAAACTCAGATCCTGCTACTCTATATGTACAATATCTCGGTGACGCCACTTCTTCTACAAACCAGTTGAGATTGACTCCTGGTGAAGACATTAGTGACGGCACAAATACTCTTACTGTTCAAACAACAAACACAACCGCAAACCCTGCAATTGGCCGTGGTACAAGATTCTCTATCGGTAAAGGTGATTTCTTTGCGAAAGGCCACTTCGTATTCGCTGATGCACAGTCTTTAATTGTACAAAAATATTCTCCAAATTATACAGGCACTGTCGGTTTTCTTGCCACTGAAGATGTTGTAACAGCGATTGATAATAACGAGTTGTATGACAACCAAGGTGAAGTACCTAATACTTCTGCTCCTGGCGCTGACCGTTATCGTATTCGTTTAACACTAACTGATCAAGCAGATGTTGACTCTGACCAGATGTTTGTATATCTTGCAGAAATTAAGAACTCTGCAATCGTAGATGAAGCGACTGCTACTTCTGGCTACAATGAGATCAGCAACCTTATGGCTCTTCGTACTAAAGAAGAATCCGGTGACTATGTTGTTCGTCCATTTAAACTGAAGTTTGATGAAGACTCAGATGCTAGCTACTTGATCGCTGACGTATCTGAAGGTACTGCATACATTAATGGTTATAGAGCTGCTATTAATAAACACACTAAGGTTCGTTTCCAAAAACCAACAGCAACTTCCACAATCAATAACGAAGTAATTGCTGCGAACTATGGTAACTTCATTGAAGTTGATTCATTAGTAGGTGTTCCAAACGTAAATGAAATGGAACGTTGGAACCTACAGGACTCTGCATCTTATCAGGGTTCAACAATTGGTACTGCAAGAATTCGTTCTGTAGAAGAAGACGGGGCGATCTATAAACTGTCATTGTTTGATATTCAAATGACTGGTAACAACTCTTTCCGTTCGGTAAAGAGTATTGGTGCTGACTCAGCAAACTACGGCAACCTTGTTCTTTCGAATAATGTAGCTGTGCTGAACGACGCTGCAAACAATGACTTGTTCTTCCCGCTTCCAACAAGCAGACCATCATCACTTACAGATATTTCTTATGAAGCTCAAAAAAGATTCAGCATCACTACTGACGCTTCTGGTAACGCTTCACTTGGTTCCGGTTTGTTGGCTGGTGGTGAAACATGGGCAGGACTTTCTGACTGGGTAGTTGCAATTGACTCATCTGGTGAAAACGTATCAAGCTCAGTTTCTATCTCTGGTGCTGGTACAACCACTGCAACAATTACAGGAACTGGAGCAGCAAGTTCAAACCTTGAAGTTCTAGCATTTGTAAATAAATCTGCAGCCACATCAAGAGCTAAGACACTTACAACTGCTACAGTAACAAGCACATTGGATTCAGATGGTAACGGTCTAAAGTATCTAGACTTGGGTAAAGCTGACGTCTACGATGTTTCAAGAATTCGTGCAACAGATTCTGATGGTAATGACTTAACATCTACATTTAGATTTGATAATGGCCAAAGAGATAACTACTATGGCCTAGGCAGATTGATTGTAAAGAGTGGACGCGGTGTTCCATCGGGTAACGTATTTGCAAGATTCAGATACTTTGCGCATGGTGCTGGTGACTTCTTCTCGGTCAACTCATATTCAATTAACTACGCAGACATTCCATCTCATACTCTTGCGAACGGTGACATCATTCAGTTGAGAGATGTTCTTGACTTCCGTCCACGTATCAATGATGCTGGAACTGGATTTACTGGTGCAACTTCTAAGGTTAACTCTCTACCAAAGAACACCGATCTAATTACACTGGATGCAACTTATTACTTGGGTCGTAAAGATAAACTAGTAATTGACACAGAAGCAAGATTAAAACTTATTCAGGGCGCAGCAGACTTCTCACCGAAGTTTCCACAGACTCCTGCAAATTCATTAGAGCTATATAAAATTAGCCTGAATCCAAACACATTAAATGATTCGGATCTAAGCACTCAGCTAATTGATAATAGACGTTACACAATGAAAGATATTGGTCAGCTTGATAAGCGTATCAATACTCTTGAAGAAGTT